ATAAAGATAAAAAAAATATTGATGGAAAGAAAGCCAAAATTGGTGATACAATTCAATTTAGTAAAACATATGTAATGAGGAAATTAAAATGAAAATAACAAAAACAAAACTTAAAGAAATCATAAGAGAAGAAATTCAGAAGTTGAATGAGAGTGTCGATACTTTGTATGTATATGCAACTACATCGAATGACCATAAAAAATTCAAAAAGTGGTTATCTAAAAGTGAATTTTATGGAGAAGAATTCAGAATCGGTTAGATATGAAGTGGAATAGGAGCAAATATAATGAAACTAACTAAACACAATTAAGAGAACTCATTAGAGAAGAAATTCAAAAGTTGGATGAAGCACCTAAAAGAGATTCACAATATCTATCCAGAAATGCAGAATTTCTAGCAAAAGATATGAGACGTGATGATCCAGATTATGCTGAGGTTATGGGGCAGGTTGCAACAAGGCTTAATCAATCATATCCAGATGGTGATGTATCAAAAAAAGAAGTCGTTGATATCCTAAAAGATTCGAGAATTAAAAGAGAAATGCGAAAAATAAATATGAGCGCACAACAAATCGTTGATGAGTTGTGGAATATTTAATATACGTTACAAATTAACATAATAGGAGGTTATATGCCAAAGAAAAAGAAAGATAAGTTTCAGGGACTCTACGTTGAAGTCAAAAATAATAATATAGAATTTGCACTTCGGCAATTAAAGCAAAAAGTCAAAGATAGTAATTTATTGGTAGAGTTAAGAGAGAAGTCGTATTACACAAAACCATCAGAAAAACGTAGACGAGCTAAAAATTTAGCTAAAAGTAGGGCAAAATATAATAAAGAAAATGAAAAATAAATATATTTTTTAGTGTATTTTTTAAGATAGGTTATATTTATATACACAACAATACTCCGTTCCCACCTTTACGGAGTCTAATAAATAGAATATTATTATAGTTCTTATAATAACTATATTTCCAAATAACAAATATTAGGAGAAGATTAATGGGCGATCTATTGAAAGAAGCCATTGCTGATGCTAAAGCTGTACGTGAAACTGCTCTAGCGAATGCTAAAATGGCGTTAGAAGAAGCATTTACTCCACATCTCCAATCGATGCTATCAGCTAAACTTCGTGAAGATGAAGATGAAGAATTCGAAGATGAAGTCCCTGTAGAGGATGAAGAAGAAATCGAAGTTGAAGAGGAAGAAGTCGAAGATGAAGTTCCTGTAGAAGACGAAGAAGAAATCGAAGTCGAAGAGGAAGAAGTCGAAGATGAAGTTCCTGTAGAAGACGAAGAAGAAATCGAAGTCGAAGAGGAAGAAGACATTGAAGATGAGGAAGAAATTGGAGATCTTGATCTTGAAGCTATTATCAAAGAACTTGAAGATGAACTCGTTGAAGATGAAGAGTTTGAAGACGAAGCTGAAGAAGAGGAATTTGAAGCTGAAGCTGAAGTTGAAGACGAAGAAGAGGAATTCGAAGTTGATGAATCTCTTTTTGAGGAAGACGAAGACGAAGAAGAAGCTGAAGAAGAAGCTGAAGAAGTAGCTGAAGCTGAAGAAATCGAAGAAATCAAAGCTGAACTCAAAGAGTACAAAGAAGCTGTTCATTTCTTGAAAGATAAACTTCATGAGATTAACATCCTAAATGCTAAACTTCTATTCACAAATAAACTGTTTAAGGAATTTGCACTTGACAATAACCAGAAACTTAAAGTCGTAGAAACATTTGATAGAGCACAAACAACTCGCGAAATCAAACTTGTTTACACTACATTAGCTGAGAGTTTTCAGAGCGGTGATGTTATAGTACGCAAATCGAAAATTAAAGAATCCGCAAGTAGAAAAACTGGATCAACTAAGCCTTCCAAAGAATCAAAGAAAGTGATTACAGAGGAAGTTGAAGTTGCAGAAAGGTTTAGAAAACTTGCAGGATTAATCAAATAACATTTTAACTTAGGAGAAGTTTAATGTCAAAATATATTAATGAAGCGCTACTTGGAACAGCTGGATATCAAAAACAGCGAGACCAAGCAAAAGCGCTTACTGAAAAATGGGACAAAACTGGTCTACTTGATGGTCTTGAAGGTGACTTCGATCGAGGTGGAATGGCACAACTTCTTGAAAACCAGGCACGTGAGCTTATTAAAGAAGCTTCCTCAACAAGCCCTTCAGCTGGTTCAGCCGGCGCATATAAGGGTGATGAGGAATGGTCTGGTGTAGCACTTCCATTAGTTCGTAGAATTTTTGGTGAGATTGCTGCTCAAGAATTTGTTTCTGTTCAACCAATGAATTTACCATCAGGTCTTGTATTCTATCTTGATTTCCAATATGGTTCGAACCGTATGGGATTTGATGATAGTAAATCAATTCATGGTAAAACTGGTAAATACAGTCCTTCTGGTTCATCTGCACCTTACGGTGAAGACAGTTATGCTGGCGGTTTCTATGGCGCAGGTCGTTATGGATACACAATGGCAACTGGTTCAGATACAACACTTGATATCGCAAGTGCAGCACAAGCTACATGGAAAGACATCAATTTCAATTCTGAATTAAGTTCATCTGTAAATGCTGGTGAAATCTTTAAAGTTACTAGTGCTATTACAGCAACTAATGTAGATAAGCTTGCTATTAGAGCAGCTGTTATCGCATCTGGTTCAATTAGTGCAGGAAATCCAAATGGTGCCGATATTGGTGCTGGAGATGCAATTAACAGAGTATTTCCAGAACTATTCTCGATTGATGGTACAGACGGTGTAGCAGGAACACTTACATGGTTCGCTTCTGCCTCATCAGCTGATGATTTCATTGACGAATCAATGACTCTACATTATCCAAAATACACTACAGAAGCAGTTCGTGGTGACTTTGAAGATACTACAGGTGATGCTACATCAGATTCTTTACAGATTCCGCAAGTAGATATCGAATTGAAATCTAGAGCAATTGTTGCTAAAACCAGAAAGCTGAAAGCTGTATGGACACCTGAATTAGCTCAAGACTTGAATGCTTATCATTCTGTTGACGGTGAAGCTGAATTGACATCAATGTTAACTGAATACGTATCAATGGAAATCGATCTTGAAATCCTCGATATGCTTATCAGTGATGCTCAAACAGTTGACTATTGGTCAGCAAAAATTGGTAACGAATATAACGCAGCAAATAATGCATTTAGCACATCTGCTGGCGGAACATTCACAGGTACCAAATTCGAATGGTGGCAGACACTTATTGGTAAAGTTCAGAAAGTATCCAATGAAATTCATAAATTAACACTGCGTGGTGGAGCAAACTTTGTTGTTTGTGGCCCAACTGTAGCTACAATTCTTGAATCTCTACCAGGATATATGGCTGATACTGATGGTGATAAACAACAGTTCGCTATGGGCGTACAGAAAATCGGTGGAATTTCAAACCGCTGGACAGTTTACAAGAATCCGTATATGACTGAAAATACAATTCTTGTTGGTTTCCGCGGAAGTAACTTCCTTGAAACTGGTGCTGTATATGCTCCATATGTACCACTTATCATGACACCTCTTGTATACGATCCTAACGACTTTACTCCACGTAAAGGCGTAATGACACGATATGCCAAGAAAATGGTTCGACCAGAATTTTACGGAAAAATCTATGTAGATGGATTAGATCTGGTATAATCAGTTAATGTAAGTTGTTGAAAAACAACGAGCTACAAAAAGAGGCTAATTAATTTTTAGCCTCTTTTTTTGTATTATTTTGTAGATATATAAAAAAGTTATATTTTTTTTCTAAAACTGGTATATTTATATATAGGAGATATAATTATGAAAAGAAATAAATACACAAAAGCAAATAATATCATATGTAAGATATGCAATCAAAAAATATCTTCATATGGTATAGTTAGTCATATAAAATCAAAACACAATATATCAGTAGATGATTATGTTAATCGATTTGGTGAATTTAGGAAAAGTAAATTATATAAAAAAAAGAATGTTAGAAGAATCAATAAAATGCAATGTGATATATGTGGAAATGAATATACCACAGTTGGGTTTTCAAACCATTTAAGAGATTCACATAATATGACAACTAATGAATATGTTGATAAATATAGTGAATTTAGATATAAATATAAAGATTACAATCAAAGAGCATTATCCAACAAAATTGAATGTAAAATATGTAAAGAAATATTTGGTTCAGAACGATTGTTATCATATCATATTAGAATGGAACATAATATAACAAAAATAGAATATGTTAAAAAATATATATTTAATAATGAAATACAGTATTGTAAATGTGGGTGTGGTCAAAAAATTAAGTTATTATCACAATTTCCATATAAAAGAGAATACCAAAGTGGACATAATCCAAATGGCAGGTAATAATAATAAAGACGAATTAATTATATCATATTATTGAAACTAATTGTTTTTTTTGTAAAATCTAAAATACATTCTTCAGATCTAGCCAGGTAAATTATTGCTGAATTTCATTTCTTTTTGATATTTATATATGAACTTAGAACATAGGAGAAATATAGATGTCAAAATTTAATTACATATATGAAGACCCAACTGATGCAAATCAAGTAACGGGATCTACACCATACGGTATATACGATTCCGATTCTACGTTTGTAACTGATAGTATAAATGTATGTAAATGGACCGCGCGGAGATTAGGCCATCCAGTTATGCAATTAGAATTTAATAGTGGTTCGATTTATACTTGTTTTGAAGAAGCTATATCTGAATATTCTTTGCATATTAATCATTACAATATGAAAAATTGGTTATGGGAGCAGTATGGAGCCAGTGATAGAATATCAGGTTCGTTAGGCACTGGAAGCAATGAGACAGTTCACCCTCATATGGGGTCGACCTTCGTATTATCAGAACAGTATGGTCAGGCAGCTGCAATTGGTGGTGACGTTACATTAAGAAGTGGTTCGATAACGCTTGTAGATGATCAGCAAGATTACAATTTGCAGGACTGGGCAGAAGTTTCTGAGAGTGGAAAGAGATTAGTAATTCAGCGAGTATACAATCAAGGCCCTTCTGCTATAACAAGATTTTACGATCCGTTTGCAGGATCATTTGAGCAGAGACAGATGTTAGATGCATTTGGATTCGGAAATTCAGCACCTGCAGTTACTTATACAATGAGACCTATATCATATGATATTACAAGAGCTCAGGCAATCGAGACAAATGATATTGTTAGGAAATCCGCTTATTCATTTCATCTCGCAAATAATGTACTAAAAATATTCCCCATTCCAGATTCAGCCGATGATGGGGATAAAGTATGGTTCAGTTATTTTGTTAGAGATGATATTGCAGATACAGCACGATCATATACAACTAATAAAGTTACAGACCCGAGTAATGCACCGTATAAATTTATTTCATATAATGAAATTAATTCAGCTGGACGTCAATGGATTAGAAAATTTACATTAGCACTGTCAAAAGAACTTTTAGGTATTATTAGAAGTAAATATGCTTCATTACCACTTCCTAATAGTGAAGTTAGTATGGACGGTGAAGCATTAAAAGCGGAAGGGAGAGAAGAAAAAGAAGCATTACTAACAGAACTTTCAGAATTTCTTGAAAGCGTTACTTTATCTGAGAGATCAAGAGCTGAAGCTGATACAGCAGCTGCGAATCAGGAGCTTCTTTCTAAGTCGCCATTGGAAATTTATATCGGAAGTTTTGTATTTGGAGTGTTATTTAATATAGGGAAACTTTATGATTACCTGTCAAATATGTAAAAAATCATTCATAAGAATAGCGGGGATGCATTTAAAATCGCACGGGATAACTGATGATGATTACCTAAAAATGTACCCTGGCGCAGAAACTGTGGATATCCAATTAAGGGAGCATGTATCCCAACGACTTAAAAGTTTATGGGGTGAAGAAGAATATAGAAAATCTCAAATATCTTCTTTTCAGAACAAGTCAAATGCTACATTACAAAGGATGTCAGGGGCGACGGCAAAGGCTCATTTAGATGGAAAGTTTAAGCATGTTTATACAGCTGAGTGGAATGAGAAAATTTCAAAAAAACAAAAAAGAAGCTGGGGAGATAATTATCAAGAAAGGTGTGAGGCTAATAAGGATAACTGGAAAAAATTTAGAGATCGTGTAGGTAAAGATAAATGGTTACCTGACTTGAGGATAAAATCAAGAAAGGGGTTCGACGCGGTTACAAGAGGTGATATATGGAAAAAATCACAGCCCGAAAAAGAATATGAATCTTTTTTGATTGCGGAAAACAAAGAGTATATATACAACTATCAATTAGAGGGCAAGTATTATGATTTTTATATTCCTCCTGAAAATAAACTCATTGAAATAGACGGGGAGTTTTATCACCCATTGACGTTAGATGAATGTAAATATGATTTTCAGGTACGAAATTATTATAATGATATTGAAAAAAATAATATAGCAAAAAAGAATAATTTAATTCTTGAAAGGATAGGAGTGTAAAAACAGTGGAAACTAGACCGCTATTTATTAGCCAAAAAGAAATCGATTTCATAGATTCTCTTAATGAGGAGCTCATTGATGATATTCTAGGACAGTATGTCGATGTATATAAAGTATCAGTTGATGATACAGATGATAATATTTATGGTGAATCACCAACAAAATATTTTGAAGCCGGCTTTAGGGTTAATTGCTTAATCTCATTTGAGGAACCTACACATGAATTAGATGATTTAGGAACAGATTTTCATGCTAATTTAGAAATGTATTTTCACAGAACAACTCTAAAAGATGCTAATTTCTATCCAGAAATTGGAGATATTGTTGAATGGAATGATATTTATTGGGAAATAGGCTCCGTAACTGAACCACAGTTAATTGGTGGGCATCAGGCATTTAAGCATATGATAAAGGCTATTGCTCATAGAGCGAGAGTATCAAGCTTACAGATTGAGGAGAGAAGTAAGTGATTAAGCTAAAGGAATTACTCACTGAAAGGGAAAACGTTAAACTCGTTCGAATAACAGTAACACCAATGTTATTTAACATGTTCAGGTCGAAAGCACCTATTTATAAAAATTTATTGAGAAGGATTGGGAGAATGCCTAAAGTTGGTGAAGAGGTCGAAGTAAGTGTGAATCACGTCATTTTAGGTAAATTGTATAATCTAATTGGAAAAGAAAACGTCAAGGTAATAAAATGAAACTAACAAAATCAAAACTCAAAGAAATTATCAGAGAAGAAATTCAAAGGTTAAATGAAGACGGAAGGCTCTCTGCTATTGCTAAACAAAAAAGTATGGTTCGAGTAATAATAGCTTACCCAGACAGGAATGGAGATTTTGATAATTATTAAGATTTTCTTGACTTCGCGGAAGGGGAAAATTATGATATAGCTTTGAAATCAAAAAACAAAACTGCTGCAAGAAAACAATTAGCAGATGAATTGAGAAAACTTTAAGAGAGGCGAGGATTAAAATGATTAAATTAAAAGAATTAATAACAGAATCAATACCAAAAAGAGGTGATTTTATGGAACGCGAGTATAAGAAAAAATATTTCTATTTTCCTATTAAGAGAGTAAATAGAAAAGATCAATGGATTGATTATTATGATGAAAATGTAAAAATCATGATAAGAGTAGATTTATGGAATATTAAACCAGGTGGAATCTGGAACGGAAGGAAAGTTTGGAAATGATCAAGTTAAAAGAACTATTGTTTGAAGAAGTAGAATACTATTTCGATAAAACAAAAGATAATTTAGAGAAATATGTAGCATTTGACGGGACTGATTATTATACAGGCAAACACGATTTTAAAGGTGAAAAATCTTTTCTTAAATTCGTAAGAACTCATCCAAAATTTAGAGCTATATATAGAATTAGGTTAGAAAAAAATAAATTGAGAAAAGTATCACCAAAAGATATTGAAAAAGATGTCGGTGGATTTATAACTGATGTTGAATTTAACAGATTGTATAAGAGATAACGTGGCAGTTCAACCTTTAACAGACGGAAAAATCATAATTAAAAGCGATGGTGTTGTTTCAAGCCCAAAATTACCGAAAAAGGGGACTAAAAAAATTACAGAAACAAATATTTATGAAGAGCCGTATATAAACAAAACCGGTAATATTGATATTGATGAACTTGCAACATCGATAACAGCAAAAATGTTAGGTGGACAAGTTAAAATACCAGAAACAAAGGCAATTGAAGTTGATATCAAACGAGAAATTGCAATTGGAAAAGTTAAAGATGATGCTGTAAAATCTGAAGTAATTGAGGGAAAGGTAAATAATAAATTAAGTAAATTAAGAGAGCTACGAAAGAAAAATGGCAGTTAAAAGCATATCAAATAAACAAGCTGTAATAAAGGAACAGACAAATCGAGCTGCTCAACGCTCGATGAAAAGTGAATCTGTGCGTATAGGCAATAAAGAGAGATCAGTAACTCCAGGAAAAGATTTCTCTAAAGGATTCGCTATAACATTAAAAGATATTGATACGGCTGTCATGAGCCACGTTAAAGATGTAATGAAACCTGTAATTAAAGAAGCTGGAGAAGTTATTAAAGTTCCTGTACTATACGGTAATGAAGAACGCTGGAAATCAGTTCGAAAAAATGGTGTGTTAAGAGACAAGAACGGTTCAATTGTTTTACCTGTTATAATAATGAAACGAACAGATGTTGCGTTCAACGATGATATGCCACTTTCGTTTGATCATGATATTAGAGGGGAGTTTATTAAAGTATCTCGATCAAAAAAATGGTCAAACGTGAATAGATATGATAGATTTTCAGTTCAGACAAATAAACAACCAGTTTATGAAACGATTATAACAGGAATGCCAGATTTTGTTGTATGTACATATTCAATAATTATGGCAACAAATTATATGGAGCAGATGAACCAATTGAATAATCTCTGGATTGAACATCTAGAAACATATTTCGGGTCCTCAGAAAATTACAAATTCTTATCATCATTAGATGGTAGTATAAGCGACGCATCAGAAATGTCAGTAGATAGTGAGAGAATTATTAAGAATGAATTATCAATTTCAATTAAGGCTTATATGATTCCAGAATTTACTGATAATATTTATGGAAAAACAGCTGAATTAGGTAAAACATTATCACCATCAAGAGTCGTATTTGGATTTGAAGGTGATGCATCAGATGCACAAATTAAAAAATAATTTGCTGTTTTTCTAACCTTAGTATATATTTATATATGATTTACACAACAACAAACTAACAATGGAGGTTTCATATGGCAAAAGCAGAAATCAAATTCACACAAGACGAAATGGATAAATTAGCAGCATTTCAACAAACATATTCTGAAATTCAAGCAGCTTTCGGTCAAGCTAAAATCCAAGAACTTCGAACTCACAGACAGTTAGATTCATTAGATAATTTCGTAGAAGAGCTAGAAAATAAACTTGAAACAACACAGAATGAAGAGCAGAATTTCATCGAAGAGATCAACAAAAAGTACGGAGATGGCGTTTTAGATCCACAATCTGGTGTATTTACACCTAATACTTCAATTTCTGAAGAAAAATAACCTATTATTCAATAAATAATAACTGTTTGATATTCTTATGGTATATTTATTTATGATAAGATATATTTATTTTTTGCATTTAACAATTTAACGGGAGAAACAATATGCCATCAAGTGAAAAAGTCATTAGCCCAGGTGTATTTACGAATGAGATTGATCAGACGTATTTACCAGCAGCTATTGGAGAAATTGGGGCGGCTCTTATTGGCCCGACTGTAAAAGGTCCGGCTGGTATTCCAACTGTTGTAAATTCTTATTCAGAATATCAAGCAAAGTTTGGAGATACATTTAAGAGCGGAAGCTCATATTATCAATATTTAACATCTCATACTGCAAAGGAATATTTGAAGTATGGATCAAAACTAACAGTCGTAAGAATTTTAGACGGAACTTACGGGCCTGCAAGCTCATGTGTTCCTAAAGGAACTTCTGACGGGACGTATCATACGGGCAGTCAAGTAGAAGCAAGCTGGACGGAAGCAAATGCATCATTTAAGTTGCATACATTAGCTGACGGTGCAATTCTAAATAATTGTACTCATTCAGCCGGCTATGAAGGCGGGAGCTTGGGTACTAATAACATTCTTACAGATTCTGGTTCTAAAGATAATGTTCGTTGGGAAATCTCAAATCAAAATCCAAAGAAAGGTACGTTTTCACTTTTGATTCGTCGAGGTGATGATAATATCAAGCGGAAGCAAATCCTTGAATCATGGAATAATTTGAGTCTCGACCCCACTGCGAATAACTATACTGCAAAGAGAATCGGAGATCAAGTTTGGACGATGAGGGATGGGGGAACAACAGACCCATATTTACAGCTTAGTGGCTCATATCCAAATAAATCAAAATATGTTAGAGTAGAAGTATTAGCGCAGACAGTTGATTATCTCGACGAGAATGGTGATATTCGCGTGAGTGCAGCATCTGCTTCATTACCCGGAATAAATAGTGGTTCATTTGTCGGCGGTACAAATGGATATGCAGGATTTGATGCATTAGGTAATGTTGTTGGTACTCAAACCGCATCATATAACTTCTATGATTCAATTACGGATGCTAATTCACAGGGGTATGATCTGACTACTACCAGTGAAGGTAAAACAGCTTACGAAGACGCTATCAATATTCTTGGAAATCAAGATGAATATGATATCAATCTAGTTCTTATGCCAGGTGTAACAGATTCTGGTGGAACTGGTGGCGGATCACTTGTCGGTAAAGCAATTGATATGTGCGAGGATAGAGGAGATTGTTTTGTTATTGTTGATCCAACATTAGCAAATGAATCAATTACAACTGCAACATCAGAAGCTGAAGGAAGAGATTCAAGTTATGGAGCAATGTATTATCCATGGATTCAAATTCCAGATGCTGATCTTGGAAAGAATGTTTGGGTTCCACCTTCTGTTGTAATGGGTGGTGTTTATGCTTTTAACGATAAAGTTGCACATCCTTGGTATGCACCAGCTGGACTAAATCGTGGTGGAATTGACATGGCGATTCAAGCTGAACGTAAATTAACTCATTCAAATCGAGATACACTTTATGACAGTAATGTTAATCCAATCGCAACATTCCCAGGACAGGGCGTTACTGTTTGGGGACAAAAAACGCTTCAGAAAAAAGCATCAGCTCTTGATCGAATTAATGTAAGGCGGCTTCTTATTAAGGCAAAGAAATTCATTGCTTCGACTTCAAGATATCTTGTATTTGAACAGAACAACGTTGCTACACGTAACAGATTCTTAAACATCGTTAATCCTTATCTTGAATCAATTCAGGCTAATAATGGTTTAACAGCGTTTAGGGTTGTGATGGATGATAGCAATAATCCACCGGATATGGTCGATAGAAATATCTTGTATGGACAGATATTCTTACAACCGACTCGTACTGCTGAATATATTGTTCTTGATTTCACTGTTCAACCAACAGGAGCTACATTTCCTGAAGGGTAGATAGAGCCCCTTAGCAAAAAAGTAAAGCAAAAATTCCCTAATGTTTATATTTATTATAAATGTTGGGGAATTTTTTATGTATAATGACTTTTGGAAAGAGTAGATTTGATAAAGAATATAACTGGGAAATTATTAGATTTGCAACTAAATCTGGATATACAATTGTAGGTGGTGCCTCTAAATTATTAAAATACTTTGTTAATAATTATAACCCAGGAACAATAATTACGTATGCTGATAGGAGATTTGGCTCTGGAAATGTTTATAAATCGATAGGGTTTAAATTTGTTTCCGCGACATCGCCTTCGTATTATTATATAAAGGGAATAAATGTATATAGTAGATTTCAATTTCAGAAACATAAATTAAGAGATAAGTTAAAAGTATATAATGAAAATTTATCGGAGTGGGAAAACATGATAGTGAATGGATATGATAGAATCTGGGATTGTGGTAATTTAAAATATGCAATGAAAATATAGTACTATTTTTTTCATTTCTTCATATTTATATATGAAATGAAGTACTTTAAACAAATATTGGGAGAATAAAGATGCCAGAATTAATAGATGCAAATGACATAATGTTTACACCATTTGAGCCTAAGCTTAAAAATAGATTTATCATGCAGATTGATGGTATTCCTGCTTATATGATAAAGGCAACCAATCGACCTTCTATTACATTCGATGAAGTTGAATTACATCATATGAACATTCGTCGATACGTAAAAGGAAAAGCGACGTGGGAGACTCTAGAAATGACTCTTTATGATCCCGTCGTTCCCTCAGCTGCGCAATCAGTAATGGAATGGATTAGATTATCACATGAATCTGTAACAGGTCGTGATGGATATTCAGATTTCTATAAAAAGGATGTAACGATTAATATTTTAGGCCCTGTTGGTGATATTGTTGAGGAATGGGTATTAAAAGGAGCATGGATTCAAGCTTCAACATTTGGTGATTTGAGTTTTGAAGATGCGACACCCGTTGAGATTTCTGTAACACTTCGTTATGATTACGCCATACTTGCCTTTTGATGAATAAACAGAATATATATATGTATGGTTGGTATATTAGCCTAGTACTTTATAGAGCCAGAGAAAACTTATACAGAATTAGGTAAGTTGGCAGATTGGGTCAAGAGGACATTGAATAAATTAGAGAAACAGTTATAATTAAAACTCTACATCTTAGTTAATAAAGTGAAGGATAATTGGAAAAAATAAACTAATTTTTTTTAAATGGTTTTCTTAAAAAGTATATATTTATATATGAGGTTATAACATTAAACAATAACAGGAGTTACGATATGCCAAACGAAAATAAATTTCCAAGTGAAATAGTTGATTTGCCCAGTGGTGGTAAATTATATCCAAAAGATAGTTCAGTTTCATCTGGAAAAATTGAAATAAAGTACATGACAGCTAAAGAGGAAGATATTCTCACATCACAAAACCTTATCAAAAAAGGTGTCGTGATTGATGAATTATTGAAGGCACTTATTTTAACAGAAGGAATTTCCCCAGATGATTTAATCCTTGGAGATAAAAATGCAATTATGGTTGCTGCTAGAATTTTAGCATATGGTCCTGAGTATACAGTTGAAGTAATACACCCAAATACATTAGATAAATTTCAACATACTTTCAACTTAACTGACTGCCCCTTTAAAGAATTATCAAAAGATATTGATTATTCATCAAATGAATTTGAGATTGAATTGCCAGTTTCAAAAGCTAAGCTTACGTTTAAACTATTAACAGGAAAAGACGAGAAAGATATTATTGCTGAATTAAATAGCTTAAAGAAAATTGGTAAACCCCCAACAGAAATTACAACAAGATTGAAAAAAGCTATTCTTTCAGTTAATGGTGAAACAACAACAGGGAAGATTAATTCGTTTGTCGATAATATGCTTTCACGGGATTCATTATTTCTACGAGAAGAAATGGCTCGAATTGCACCTGATATCATGTTAGAACAGGAAGTTGAATTGGAAGGAGAGACGGTCACATTGGACATTCCAATGTCCGTCGACTTTTTTTGGCCTAAAACCCGAACATAAACCTCAAATACATAAAGACATTTTCAGTCTTGTTTATTATGGACAGGGCTTTACACACGAAGATGTTTACACAATGCCTACATATCTAAGGCGTTTCTATCTTAATACTCTAATTGAAATTAAACAAGAAGAGAAAAAAGAAGTCGATAAAGCATCAAAAAAGAAACCACCTGGAGCTGTATCGCGAGCCAACATTCCCCGACGAAGATAATAGCTAATAATCCTCTTTACTTTTTGTCAAACTTCATATTTATATATGAAGTAATATATCACTATGTCTGGAGAATAAATCATGTCTAAAAAATCATATATGGATAAAAGCAATCTTTTGAGAGAGGGATTTTTTAATAAATTAATAACGCTCATAAAGCAGAGTAAAGTAAAAAAAGATCCTGTAATTAAAAATAATATTAAAAAAATGAATGACCTTGTATCCGATATTGAAAAGAGTTTAAATAAACGTCGGAAAGATCGTGGCTTGGATGCAGTTGATTTACCGAGATATAATGTTAAGGACCTATTTAAGTAATAAGAAAAATGCCAAAAACATTTGAAGATTATCAAGAGCAGAATGTAGGAAGAAAAGAAGCTATAAATCTTGAAAAAGAGCTTAATAGATTAGTTTCTGAAAATGCTGATGCTCAAAAGGAAGTTTTAACGTTTCGATCAAAAACGCTCAGTATAGCAAATAACCTTGCAGATGATTTAGCTGATGAGGTTAAACAATCAGGATATTTAAAAGCACATCATAACGATCTAGCAGATGTATTATCGAAAATATCAGAAGAAAAGATTGAGCAGTCAACCTTAGATGAATTGCTAACAGATTTATCTGAAAAGCAGTCATATTATGAAAGTATTAAACATGATTCTATAGCAGCTCAATATGCTGAGATGGTTAAAATTTTAGAATTGAAGAGAACTGAACAAGAAACTATGTCTCGTAATAGGGAAATAATGGAGGGACTGAATGACATAACAGGTGGACTTGTTTCTAAAGTTACTTCATTTACCGATAAGTTGAAAAATGCTAAGGGTTCGTGGGCAAAAGGACTTATTATTGCAGGTGCAATTGTTGGTGTTGTTAAAATGCTAGCAGATTGGACTGATAAAGTAGGTGAAAAATTTGGTGCAATTGGAGTTCAAAGTTTTCGCGGAGATCTAATGTCCGCGTCAGCTGAAGCTCAGAAATTGGGTTATGGCTTTGAAGACGTCGCGACTGTTGCAGAAACATTATCTACAGAATTTGGAGTTGGGTTTGACACTGCAATTGATTTATCAGAATCAGTTTTAGATACCGCTAGAGCATTAGGATTAGGAGCAGATGAATCAGCTAAATTAGTTGGACAATTAATGACTGTCACAAATCTTTCAGCTGAAGGAGCTGTGAATATGATGAAACAGACGACAGCTTTAGCAAAATCAGCTGGTATTGCCCCAGGAGCAGTGTTAAAAGATATAGCAGGATCTTCGGAGGATATTGCGAAATTCACAAAGGGCTCTGGAGAAAATATCGCCACTGCAGCAGTTAATGCACGAAAGCTTGGACTTTCCATTGGTGATGTTTCACAAATTGCTGAAGGGCTTCTTGATTTTGAATCGTCAATATCAAAAGAAATGGAAGCATCTGTTATGATTGGTAGACAATTGAATTTTCAAAGAGCTAGACAGCTAGCACTTGAAGGCGATTTGAGTGGGATGATGGAAAATGTATTGTCTCAACTTGGCGGTGAATCTGAATGGAATCGCATGAGTATACTTGAAAGGAAATCAATATCTGAAGCAATTGGTGTATCGGTTGATCAAATGTCGAAACTTACAAAATTTCAGGGAAAGTCTCTAGAGCAGCTATCCTCAATGAAAGATATGAAAATTGATGAATTAGTTGGCGCTGAAGCTATATCAATGGTAACGCTATTGTTAAATCAATTAAAAGCATTAGGAACATATATTTTAGCGGGAATTTCATACGTTGTAACTTTAGGTGGAAATCTTAGAGGGTTAGGTGGGATGATTGCATCCACTGTTATTGGTACGGTACTTTTTGCTGGAGCGGCGTTTGGTATTTTTGCATTGAAAGCTAAAATTATGGGGTGGGCGATGAAAAAATTAGCAGTAGATGCATCGACATCTTCACCTGGATTATTTGCTGGAGCGGCAGGCCTTGGATCACTCGCATTAGCAGTACTTGGTTTTGGTATTGGGATTGGTATTGTTGTATTTGCTGTTTCAAAGTTAATAGACAGTTTTACTGGATTAGTTAGTGTATTGATAGGAGGTGGCTCGGAATCAATTTTAATTCTCGGGGGAATGTCTCTAGCTTTCTTTGGATTAGCAGCATCTTTGGCAGCCGTAAGTATGGCTGGATTAGGAGCTCTACCAGTATTAGCTGCTCTGGCGGCAACAGGAGCATTACTTGGAGTATTTGGGGGTGGAGCTGAAGAGACTAAACTCATGCCTGTATATGATGATAGGGTTAATACTAATGTAACAACATTAACTGACGAAATAAAGGGGCTTAGAAATGACATGAAAGCTTATTTCGGTGCCGGTGGAACAGTCGCACGAGACACAGGAAAAAGCATGATTAGAGGATTAGCAACAACAGAAGGACTTGTTTAAGATTATGGGATTAGAACGACTTAAATCAGCATTTTCAAGTATTAGAGATTATGAACCTCATCCGCTTCCGATTGATCAGGATAAGCCATTTCCAGATTGGTATGACCCATATCCAAGATCGACATTTGAGTTACCATTTATTGAGAAAACTGTTTCAAAACAATCATTAATAAAGTTTGAATCTGATTTCAATAAGACTGATGAAGTTGATTTAACCAATCTAACGGCAAATAAATTGGGTCGTGATAAATTATCATTTAATGAAATTTATAATCATGATCAAACAGGTAAGGACGGAAGACTCAAGTTACAGCAAGAAAAATGGGGCTGGGATGTACCATTTATTGTTAGTGATATTCCAGAAGGACAGGGATTAAGTGGAGGTAGATTAACAAATTGGGGTAACAGAGCATTTCCAATGATGAGAGGTGTAACGGATGCAATACGAATGGGGAAATTTATTACATCACCTAAAGGATTGTTATTTGCTGCAAAACAACTTGGTTTACAATTCTTAAATCCGAGAAACAAAAGACTATGGAATCCATTGAGTTTATTAAGTGGAATACCGTTAGGAGCTGGTGTAAAGGTAAGATTGGGTAGAGGCTTTGGACCAAAATATTTAGATACTGTGGTTGGGCTACCTTCTAATCCACAAGATTCGACTTTAACTGGTAGGTTAAAATCTGCTAAAGAATTTATTGAAAATCCATTAGATAAACTCCTCTCGTTTACAAGTAAGTATGGGATTATAAATCAAGTGGACGATTGGAACTCTAAGGGGAATACTTCGCTGGACGGCGTAGCACCGATTCCGTTCGATCTCAATAATATAGCAAGCAATGCATTTAATAAACTTATCGGATGGCTCCCTGAACAAAATGTTGCCAGTGAAAAGGGCCCATATTTTCATCCTAGGACTACTAAAAAGATTCAAACATTCACGCGCCAGATGGAGGGAATTATAAATCTGGTTCCGGAAGCTACACGAACAAAGATACTTAAACATATTGATAATAATTCACATATAAAGTCACCACACCAGCGCGAAACGATTTATTCGAAGATGACAAGGCATCAGGATCTCGAAGGATTTAGTAGTAAACCTTATAGTGAAATAAATAAGGACCCGTATAATGTATCTAGTCAGACAATACAAAAATCCCTATTTCCAGAATCACATCCGTTTTATGCATATGCTGGATTAGATACGAATCGAAATGATAAACTTACAACATATCCTTTACGGAATATCCCAGACTCCATCCCAGACTCCATCGAAGCTTCAAAAAACGGAATGCCATTTTATTTTCAAGATCTTCGAGACAATACTTTCATCGTATTTCGAGCTTACCTTGAAGGAATAACAGAAAATGTTTCACCGTCATGGGAACCTGAAAACTATATTGGAAGAAGCGAACCAGTATTTATTTATGAACAGGCTGAAAGAGATATATCATTTACGTTGAAATTGGTTGCTCAAACATATGACGAGCTAAATGCAATTTACGGCAAAATGGAAAGATTAACATCATTATGCTATCCACAGTATCAGGAAGATAAGTTATTAAGCAAGGTACGAAAAAAACCACCATTAGTTAAATTTAGATTGGGTGAATTATTTGGCAGAGATGGAAAAGAAGTAACTGGCTTTATAAAATCATTAACATATGATTATGCTGAT